ATACGGCGACCACCGAGATCTACACTCTTTCCCTACACGACGCTCTTCCGATCTGGTAAACCTTCGGTGACCGAGGCTGAATCGCGCATCGGCTTTGCCCGCGCGGCCAACGTACTCGAGCGTTTCCAGATTGCCGTCATCGGCGAGGACCCTATCGCGCGCAGCGTAGCATCGCGCATGTGGAACATCGCCACGGCGACGACCGACAGCAGCGGTATGATGCTTTGCGACTCCGAGGTTCCGACCGATGTCGACCTGGTGCTCGAGATCGCAAGCGACGAGCTACCCGCCGACGCCGCTCCGCGCGCCACGATTGCCCTCGCCGAGTGTCACAACCTGGCCCAGCGCATCCGCACCGCCAATGTCGCCGCGCAGCAAAAGCCCGCGCGCATCCGCATTGAGCTCACCGGCATGACGCGCTACAACGGCACCTTCACTGCCAGCGACGCCCAGACGCTCGCGGTACGCCTGCTCGATGGCGTTTGCGATGCCCTCGCAGATTAGGTAAACTAGACGAGTTGCTTTTGGCAACACCACACATTGGGACGTAGTTCAACGGTAGAACTCCGGTTTTTGGTGCCGGCTGTTGGGGGTTCGAATCCCTCCGTCCCAGCCCCAAGATACTTACGCGAACCCCTGCCGGGACCGTCCGGCGGGGGTTCCTTCTTTTTGTCGAACGTGAACTCCGCCGTGAGCGTGCCGGCGGCGCGGTCCACCACGACGCGGCGCACGAACAGCCGCACGGCCTCCAGCGGGTCGGAGCGCCCCATGACGCGGCGCACCCAGAACTCCACCTGCTCGGCGTCCAGCGCCCCCATGCCGGCCCGCGCGTCGGCCACCTCGGCCTCCAGCGCCGCCCGCTCGGCGGACAGCGCGTTCAGCTTCTCGGCCACGGCGTCCACGGCGCCGGTCTTCGCGGCCAGGTCCACCATGCGCGACTGCTCGCGGGCGTTCTGCCCCAGCCTCTTCTCCATGGCGCGCACGGCGGCGAGATCGTCGGCCAGCGCCGCCTCCTGCTCGGCCATGACGTCGGCCACGATGCCCTCCACGGCGCCGTCGTCTGCGGCCAGGGCGTCCGCCACCATGCGGGCCACCTCCGCCTCCAGCGCGTCGCGGCGCACCTGGTGGCCGGTCGCCGGGCAGCGGTAGTACGTGTACTTCCTGCCCGACTTCCCGTGGCCGCTGCTGGACTGGTAGCGGTGGCCCTCCGTGTCGAACAGCTTCCCGGACAGCAGGTAGTCCACCGTGGACCTCCTTCTCCTCGTGCGCAGCGCCAGGCGCCGCTGCACGGCGTCGAACTCGTCGCGCGGGACGATCTGCGGCATGCCGCCCTCCACCACCGTGTCCCCGTAGCGGTACACCCCGGCGTACTTGTCGTTGCGCAGCATCTTGCCGACCATCTGCACCGTGAGCGGCCCGCCGCCCTTCGAGCGCACGGCCGGCAGCGCGGCGATGATCTCGGCGAACGAGGCGCCCTGCTGGTACATGGCGAACACGCGGCGCACCGCGGCGGCCTCGCCCTCGTTGACGACGTAGCGGCCGTCCGGCCCGTGGTCGTAGCCGAACACCCGGATGCCGTTGTGGCGGCACTTCATGGCGTTGCCCGCCAGCCCGCGCCGCACGTTCTCGGAGAGGTTCGCGCTGTAGTATTCCGCCAGCCCCTCCAGCATCGACTCCAGCAGGATGCCGTCCGGGCCGTCGCCGGTGCGCTCCGTGGCGCTCACGAGCCGCACGCCGGCCTGCTTCAGGCGGCGGCGGTACACGGCCGCGTCGTAGCGGTTGCGCGCGAAGCGGTCGAGCTTGTACACGTACACGGCCGAGAACAGCCCCCTCTGGGCGTCGGCCACCATGCGCATGAACCCGGCGCGGCGGTCCGTGGTCGTGCCGGTCGTGGCGCGGTCCTCGTAGACGTGCCCCACGGAGTCGCCGGCCGCCTCGATGGCCGCGCGGCACACCCTCACCTGGTCCTCGATGGACTCCTCGCGCTGGCCCGCCGAGCTGTAGCGGGCGTAGATCGCCGCCGTGGCCATGGCCGGGCGCCTCCCCTCACATATCAATCGGATACCGCCGGAACTACTCCCCGCCGGCGTTGGCCGGGTCTCGCGCCAGCGACGTGGCCACGCTGTGCAGCACGTGCCGGCCGTTCTCGTTCATCGCCTCGTAGGCGTCCTCGATGGCCTCCAGGCGCTTGTCTATCACGCGGTACTGCGGCTTCTCGGCCTTCGGAGTCTCGTACATATCGTTCAGCGTGCCGGGCACCACGAAGTCCTCGCCGAACAGGTCCTCGACCGTCACGCCGAAGAACCGGGCGAGCCGCGGAATATCGCCGCGGTCGCGCGGCATCGTCTTCAGCTGCTCCCAGTTCCTATAGGTATTCAGAGGAACACCCAGCTGTTTTGCTGCAGCCTCCTGTGACAGCCCTGACTTCTTCCTGATCGCTTTTAGCTCGAAGAGCATCCAAGTCACCTCCAATAGGCAATCGCTTACCTGTTACTGATTATAAAAACAAAATTACCTATTGACTACCAACCTATTACTGGTTATCTTCTAATCGTCAACGACAGGTAAATAGTCACCTGTCACTAACCCCTTATGAGAGGAGAAGCAATGGACGAGAAGTACAGCCCGAGCTACGAGGCCATGACGCCGGAGATGATCACCTTCGCGCTGGCGGAGAACGGGTGCATGGAGGAGACGCACAACTCCATCGCCTCGCGCATCAACGCGAAGTGGGGCTTCGACATGTTCGCCATGAAGCTCATGGAGTCCGACATGTGCAAGCCCTTCGAGCTGGGCGGCAAGACGTACTACGCCACCGCAAGCGTGCGCTTCACCGTTCGCGGCGTCGGCTGGGCCACGGACTTCGAGACCATCGTGCGCGCACCCGAGTGGGACGACGACAAGGAGAAGGAGGAGCAGATGAACGGGAAGCTGATGAAGGAGCGCCGCCGCGCGCTGGGCATGACCCAGATGCAGCTGGCGGTGGCCGTGGGCGCGTCGAGCGTGACCCAGGTGAGCTGCTGGGAGCGCGGCTGCACCGTGGCCAGCGTGCCCAAGCTGAGGAAGCTGGCCGAGGTGCTGGGCGTGACCATGGAGCAGCTGCTGGAAGAGGAGGAGTGATGGCGGAGGTGATCGTATATGGGCGCCACAGCCGCGGAGCGTCGGGCGGCGCTGACTGCCGCAAGGTCCGCGTTCGCCCTGCCGGAGGTCCGGCGGGAGTACGAGAGGTGGAGGGCCGAGCGCGCACAGGCCGCCAAGCACAGCGCGCCCAGTCCCCTGAAGAGACCCGCGTGAGCGGGTACCCGCAAGTATCGCACAGGCGCGCCGAGTTCTGGCGCACGGTCCGCACGGCGCTGGCCGTGGCCCTGCTCGTGGCGCTGGCCGTGGGGCAGGCGTGGCAGCTCGGCTACACGCAGGGCACGGCGGCCGGCTACGGCGAGGGCCGCGCGGACGGCACGGACCGGGCGTACGAGCGCGGCTACTCCGCCGCCGTCTCCGACTACCAGGGGGGTGTGGCGGAATGGGCGAAGGAGTAAGCACCGGGGCCGTCGTGGCCATCGACCCGGGCTGCACCCACACCGGCATGGTCCACATGGACGCGCACCGCGTCATCGCGTGCTCCACGGCACACTTCAAGGAGCGCGTGGGCAGCGACAACGACGCCCTGGCGCGCCGCTGCGAGGAGGTCTGGCAGGCCGTCCGCGAGTTCCTGGATACCCACCCGCACGACGTGGTGGTGGTCGAGGGCTACCGCAGGTACAACGGGCGCGGCGGCATGACCATGACCCACCAGACGCCGTGGCTCGTGGGGGCGCTCCTCGCCCACCTCGCCGACGCCGGGGAGGACTACGCCATCCAGCTGTCCGCCCAGGTGCTCAACCCCACTGCGCACGGCAACGCGGCATGGTGCATGCAGAAGGTGGAGAGGGGCTGCGCCGGGATGTTCCGCGGGCAGTCGGCGCTCACCAACGAGCACATGCGCTCGGCCTTCGCGCACGGCTGGTACTACCTGCACACCGGCGAGGGCGCGCCCCATGAGGAGGGGTGAGCGGTGCCGCCCGTGGACGGCCTCCGAGGAGCGCAGGCTGGCCGAGATCGCCGGCACCGTGCCGAGGCGCGAGGTGGCCAGGGCGCTGAGGAGGTCCAACGAGGCCGTGCGCCAGAAGGCGTCCCGCATGGGCGTGAGCCTGCGCCACTGGGAGCCGAGGTGCTCCGAGACGTGCCCGGCGTGCGGGATGGCCCGCACCGAGCTGAGGGCGAGCGGCACCTGCCGCCCGTGCGAGCTGAGGGCGCTGGTGGCCCGCGCGGAGTCCGAGACGGCCGAGGCCATGGAGCGCCTGGGGCCGGCAGACCGCGCCGTGTACGCGTCCACCGAGACGAGGCTGCAGAGCGCACCGGACCCGAGGCCCGCGCCGCCCCGCACCGAGGGCATGACGCCCTACCGCGCCGCGAGGGCGCGCGACGCCTACGCGGAGGCGCTGGAGCGGTGGGAGGTGAGGACGCTCACCAGGCTGCTGAAGGCGAGGCGCCGACGCCTCGAACGGATGATTAAAAAAATCTCAAATCAATGACACAAACGCATTTTCCCAGCTAGGAGGAGTAGGAGACATGCAACTGAAGAGAGTAAAGACCGAGGACGTCTACCCGAGCGAGGGCAACCCCCGCCGCGACTTCGGCGACCTCGACGCGCTGGCCGCCAGCTTCGGCCTGAACCCGGCGCACCCCGGCGAGCCCATGACCCCGCCGCTGCTCGTGCAGGACGGCGGCGTGTACCGCATCGTCGACGGCGAGCGCCGCTGGCGCGCCATGCGCAAGGCCGGCACGGCCGAGTTCGACGCCGTGGTGTGCGAGGACTGGGGCGACGCCGACGCGGCGCTGGCGATGCTGGCCACCGACGACAAGAAGCCGCTGGACGAGGCCGAGCGCAGCCGCGGCGCGCAGCGCTGCCTGCTGCTGGGCGTGGAGCCCGAGAAGGTCGAGCGCGCCGTGCGCAAGAAGGGCATGGCCCGCGTGCGCCGCGTGGCGTCCGAGATCGGCGCCGAGGCCGAGACCATGAGCCTGGACCACCTGCTGGCCGTGGCCGAGTTCACCGGCCAGCGCGCGGTCCGCGTGGCGAACGCGAGCGAGCGCGACTGGATACGCGTGGCCAACGAGTGCCGCCGCGAGGTCGAGAACGAGCGCACCGTGGCCGCCTTCGACGAGGCCGCCGAGCGCCTGGGCATCGAGCTGCACGGCCAGAAGTCCTTCGACACGGCCGGCTACGCCTACGACTGCCGCGCCGACAACCCCAGGGTGTTCGAGGCCAAGGCGGCCGACGACCCGGAGGGCGCCGCGTGGGTGCTCGTGCTTCCCACGGTGGCCGTGCCGTACGCCTACCGCTACGTGCCCGCCGACACCGAGGAGCAGGCCGCCGCGGCCGCGCTGAACGAGCGCGTCGACCGCATGGGCAGCACGTGCCGCGAGACGGTCAGCTCCATGTTCGCGCACCTCGCCGGGCGCCTGCTGGAGGGCGACTACCCGGAGCACGCCATGGCCAAGGTCGCCGCGTCGTTCCTGGGGAACCCGGCGGAGCGCTACTCCGCCTACACGGAGGCGTCCGAGGCCCTCGACGCGGCGGGCTACGACGGGCAGCGCCCCGACGGCCAGATCACCGGCATGTGCGGCGCCTACGCGCTGCACGACTGGCTGACCGACTGCGCCCCCAGCGTCGCCGCGTGGAGCTGCGTGGCCGCCGGGCCGTCCAACCGCCCCAAGTGGGCCGCCGACAGCGTCGGGGCGTGGCTGGAGGCCGTGGGCGCGGCCGTCGAGGACGGCTGGCGCATGGGCGCGGGCCAGATGCAGTTGGCGGGCGAGGCCAAGGAGTGGCTGGAGGCCGTGCGCGAGAACGAGAACGAGAACGAGAACAAGGAGGAGCAGTAATGGTCAAGATCGCATCGGTCGAGGCCGAGAACGTCAAGAGGGTGAAGGCGGTCTACCTGGAGCCGCGCGCCGAGGGGCTGACCGTCATCGGCGGGCGCAACGGGCAGGGCAAGACCAGCCTGCTCGACGCCATCGGCTGGGCGCTGGGCGGCGACAAGCTCCGCCCGTCCAACGCGGCCCGCGAGGGCGCGGCGAGCGCCCCGGCGCTGCGCGTGGTGCTGGACAACGGCATCGTGGTGGAGCGCCGCGGCAAGAACGGCTCGCTGAAGGTGACCGACCCTTCCGGCCGCAAGTCCGGCCAGGCGCTGCTGAGCTCGCTGGTTGACCGCCTGGCGCTCGACCTGCCGCGCTTCATGGAGAGCTCCGACAAGGACAAGGCCGAGACGCTGCTGTCCATCCTGGGCGTGGGCGACCGCCTCGCCGAGCTGGACGCCAAGGCGAGCAGCGTCTACAACCAGCGCCACGACGTCGGCGTGATGGAGCGCCAGAAGCGCGCGAGCGCCGAGGAGATGCAGTTCTGGCCCGACGCCCCGGCCGAGGAGGTCGACGCCGCCGAGCTGATCGCCGCGCAGTCCGCCATCCTCGCCCGCAACGGCGAGAACCAGCGCAAGCGCAACGAGGCGTCCGCCATCCAGGCGCGCCTCGCCGCCGCGCGCTCGCAGCTGGCCGCGCTGGAGCAGCAGGAGGCCCAGATCAGGCAGGCCGTGAACGCCAAGGCGGCCGAGGTCGACGCGCTGGCCGGTGACGCCGCGACGGCGAGCAAGGACGCCGCGCAGCTGCGCGACGAGTCCACCGACGAGCTGCAGGCGCAGCTGGCCGCGGCCGACGCCGTGAACGAGAAGGTGCGCACCAACGCGCGCCGCGCCCGCGCCATGGCCGAGGCCGACGAGCTGAAGTCCCAGTACGACGACCTGGACGCCGAGATGGACCGCATCCGCACCGAGCGCACAGACCTGCTGCGCGGCGCCGACCTGCCGCTGCCGGGCCTGTCCGTCGACGAGGAGGCGCGCCTGACCTACGGCGGCCAGCCGTGGGACTGCATGAGCGGCAGCGAGCAGCTGAAGGTGGCCACGGCCATCGTGCGCCGCCTGAAGCCGGAGTGCGGCTTCGTGCTGGTCGACAAGCTGGAACAGATGGACCTGCAGACGCTGGCCGAGTTCGGCGCGTGGGCCGAGTCCGAGGGCCTGCAGGTGATCGGCACGCGCGTGTCCACCGGCGGCGAGTGCAGTTTGGTCATTGAGGACGGCCGCGGGCAGCTCGGCGAGCCCGACGGCGGCGAGTCGGCGGAGGCGCCCGCGCCCGCGGCGCCGGCCGGATGGGAGATCAGGTAATGGGAAGCATCCAGATCACGCGGGGGGCCACCGTCAAACCGCAGAAAACGGTGGTCTATGGCCCCGAGGGCATCGGCAAGACCACGCTGGCCGCGCAGTTCCCCGACCCGCTGTTCATCGACACCGAGGGCGGCACCGAGGGCTACGACGTGGCCCGCACCCAGGCGCCGCAGAGCTGGACGGCGCTGAAGGACCTCGTGCGCGCCGTGGCCGCGGAGCGCCCGTGCGGCACGCTGGTGCTGGACACGGCCGACTGGGCCGAGCGCCTGCTGTGCGCCGAGCTGTGCGCCAAGAACAAGTGGGCCAGCATGGAGGCGCTGAACTACGGCAAGTGCTGGCAGTACGCGCTGGAGGAGTTCGGCCGCCTGCTCGACCTGCTCACCGACGTGCGCGACGCCGGCATGAACGTGGTGGTGACCGCGCACGCGACGGTGAGCAAGTTCGACCAGCCCGACGAGGCGGCGAGCTACGACCGCTGGACCATGAAGATGTACAAGAGGGACGCCGCCCTGCTGAAGGAGTGGGCGGACGCGCTGCTGTTCGTCAACTACAAGACCGTCGTCGAGATGGTCGGCGAGGGCTTCAGCGCCAAGGGCAAGGCGCGCGGCGCCAAGCGCACCATCTTCACCACGCACCACGCCGCCTGGGACGCCAAGAACCGCTGGGGGCTGCCCGACGAGGTGCCGCTGGGCTACGAGGCCATCGCGCCGCACGTGCCCTCCCCCATGGCGCCCGCGCAGCCGGCCGCGCAGCAGCCCCGGCAGGCGCCCACACCCGCCCCGGCACCGCAGCCCGCCCCGGCACCCGCCCCGGCACCCGCGGGCGACGCCACGGCGAGCATCCACGGCACGGAGGGGCTGCCCGCGTTCTGGGCGCCGGCCGTCCAGCTCATGGAGCGCGACGGCGTGACGCCCGACGAGGTGCGCGGCTTCGCGGTGCTGCAGGGCCACTTCACGCCCGACACGCCGCTGGCCAACTACCCGGCCGACTACGTCGCCGGCCTGATCGTCCCGCAGTGGGAGCAGGTCGTGGCCAAGGTCATGGAGTACCGCGCGGCCGAGGACGTGCCCTTCAACTAGCAGGCGGCCGCACAGGGCGGCCGAGAAGAGAAAGGATTGAAAGATGGCAGAGATGCAGGACGTGGCGCTCGACTGGGACGTGTGCGAGGCGGACCCGGACGACGGGCAGCACGGCGGCTGGACGCTGCTGCCCGAGGGCTTCTACCCCTTCCGCGTCGAGAAGATGGAGCGCGAGCGCTACCAGGGCTCGCAGAAGATGCCGCAGTGCCCCATGGCCAAGCTCACGCTGTCCGTGGCCGGCGCCGACGGCCGCGACACCACGGTGCAGCAGCGCCTGTACATCACGCGCAACCAGCTGTGGAAGGTCTCGCGCTTCATGGAGTCGGTGGGCCGCGGCCGCAACGGGGCCGGCAAGGTGATCATCGACTGGGGCGGCATCGAGGGCATGGGCGGCTTCGTCAAGCTGAAGGTGCGCTCCTACACCGGCCGCGACGGCCAGGAGCGCCAGACCAACGACGTCGAGTGGTTCGTGAAGCCCGAGGAGCAGGAGGAGGCGTGGAAGTCCTACGACGCCGCCTGCAGGGCCGCCGCCGCGCAGTCCGCCCCGGCCCCGCAGCAGCAGGCCCCCGGATACGCCACGCAGGCGTCCCAGGCGCCCCAGAACGGCGCGTTCGCGGCCGCGCCGCAGTACACGCCCGCACCGGGCGCACCGGCCCCGCAGGCGGCCGCACAGGGCGTCCAGCCGCCGGCCTTCCAGCAGCAGGCGGCACCCGGCGCCTGGGGCATCCAGTAGGGAGGCGGCACCCGTGGAGCTGAGACCCTACCAGCAGGCCGCGCGCGAGGCCATCGAGCGCGAGTGGGAGGGGGGCCGGGCGCGCACGCTCCTGGTCCTCCCCACGGGGTGCGGCAAGACCGTGGTCTTCTGCACCGTGGCCAAGGACGTCGTGGACGCGGGCGGCCGCGTCCTGATCCTCGCCCACCGCGGCGAGCTGCTGCAGCAGGCCGCCGACAAGCTGCGCGCCGCCACCGGGCTGGGCTGCTCGGTCGAGCGCGCCGAGGAGACGAGCGCGGGCAGCTGGTACCGCGTGACCGTCGGCAGCGTGCAGACCCTCATGAGGCCCAAGCGCCTGGCGCGCTTCGCCCCCGACCACTTCGACGCCATCGTGGTCGACGAGGCGCACCACGCGCTGTCCGACTCCTACCAGCAGGTGCTGGGGCACTTCCCCGGCGCCAAGGTCCTGGGCGTGACCGCCACCGCCGACCGCGGGGACAAGCGCGACCTGGGCCAGTACTTCGAGAGCGTGGCCTACGAGTACACGCTGCCGACCGCCATCCGCGAGGGGTACCTGTGCCCCATCCGCGCCGAGACCGTGCCGGTGGCCATCGACCTGGCCGGCGTCAAGGTCTCCTCCGGCGACTTCGCGGCCGGCGACCTGGGCACGGCGCTGGACCCGTACCTGGGGCGCATCGCCGACGAGATGGCCGCGGCCGGCTGCATGGGCCGCAAGACCGTGGCCTTCCTGCCGCTCGTGGCCACGTCCAAGAAGTTCGCGGCGGCGCTCGCGGAGCGCGGCTTCGACGCCATGGAGGTCAACGGCGACAGCCCCGACCGCGCCGAGACGCTGGCGCGCTTCGACGCCGCCGGCCCCGGCTCGGTGCTGTGCAACTCGATGCTGCTCACCGAGGGCTGGGACTGCCCCAGCGTGGACTGCGTGGTGGTGCTTCGCGCCACCAAGGTGCGCAGCCTGTACGTGCAGATGGTGGGCCGCGGCACCCGCCTGAGCCCGGCCACCGGCAAGACCGACCTGCTGGTGCTCGACTTCCTGTGGATGACCGAGCGCCACGACCTGTGCCGCCCGGCGCACATCGTGGCCAGGTCGCCCGAGGTGGCCGAGCGCATGACCCAGATCGCCCAGACCGCCGGCGGGCCGGTCGACCTGGACGCCGTGGAGCGGCAGGCGTCCGAGGACGTCGTGCGGCAGCGCGAGGAGGCGCTGGCCGAGCAGCTGGCGTCCATGCGCAAGCGCAAGCGCGCGCTGGTGGACCCGGTGCAGTTCGCCATGAGCATCCGCTCGGAGGACCTGGCCGGCTGGGAGCCCGCGTTCCCCGCCGAGCTGGAGCCGCCGACCGAGAAGCAGCTGGCGGCGCTGGAGCGCTACGGCATCTTCCCGGACGCCGTGGAGTGCCGGGGCAAGGCCAGCCTGCTGCTGGACCGCCTGGCGCAGCGCCGCCGCGAGGGGCTGGCCACGCCCAAGCAGATACGGCGGCTGGAGTCCTACGGCTTCCGCGCCGTGGGCACGTGGCCGTTCGAGGCGGCCAGCAACATGATCGGCCGCATAGCGGCGCAGGGCTGGCGCGGCGTCCCGCGCGGCGTCGACCCGGCGACCTACGACCCGAGGAACGGGGTGTAAGCGATGGACGACTACGGATACGGCGGCGGCAGCCTGCTGGAGGACGACCTGCAGGGGCTGCTGGACGCCGTGGACCCCGCGGGGCTGGACTACCGCGGGTGGGTGGACGTCGGCATGGCGCTGGCGGCCGAGGGCGTGCCGTGGGAGGTCTGGGACGCGTGGAGCGCCCGCGACGCCGCCCGCTACCACGCCGGCGAGTGCGAGCGCAAGTACCGCACCTTCCGCGCCGGCGGCGACGGCCGCGTGAACGGCGGCACGCTCGTGCACATGGCCATGGAGGCCGGCTACGAGCCGCCCGCCGCCGACGACGTGGCGCTCGACTGGGACGTGTGCGAGGCCGACCCGTGGGACGGCCCCGGCCAGCCCGGCGCCCGCGACTGGCGCACGACCCGCCCGCAGGCGGCGCCCGAGGCCAAGCCGGCCAACGTCGTGGTGGACCCCACGTGGCTGGAGGGCGAGGAGCTGCGCGAGCCCGCCGCCGACGAGTGGCACCCCGGCGAGCAGCTCACGCGCTACCTGTCCGCGCTGTTCGACCCCGAGGACGTGGTGGGCTACGTCACCGAGGCGTTCGAGCGCGACGGCCGGTGGACGCCGGCGGGCAAGGGCATCTACTCCCGCACCGCCGGCGAGCTGATCGAGAGCGTGGCCAAGTACGGCGACGACCTCGCCAGCTCCATCGGCACGCCGAACCCGGAGAGCGGCGCGTGGATACGCTTCAACCCGCTGGACGGCGGCGGCGTGCGCAACGACAACGTGGCGGAGTTCCGCTACGCGCTCGTGGAGTCCGACGAGATGGCGCCGGGCCGCCAGATGGCCGTCATGCGCGCCCTGGAGCTGCCCATCGCCGCCGTGGTCCACAGCGGCAACAAGTCCGTGCACGCCATCGTGAGGGTGGACGCCAAGGACTACGACGAGTACCGCAAGCGCGTGGACTTCCTGTACCGCACCTGCGCGGACAACGGCCTGAAGCTGGACACGCAGAACAAGAACCCCAGCAGGCTGAGCCGCATGCCGGGCGTGGAGCGCGCCGGCCGCAGGCAGTGGCTCGTGGCCGAGTCGATGGGCCGGGCCAGCTGGAAGGAGTGGCGCGAGTGGCTGGAGGAGCAGAACGACGACCTGCCCGACCCCGAGACGCTGGCCGCCACGTGGGACGACCCGCCAGAGCTCGCGCCGCCGCTGATCGAGGGCGTGCTGCGCCAGGGGCACAAGATGCTTTTGGCCGGGCCGTCCAAGGCCGGCAAGTCCTTCGCCCTGATCGGGCTCACCGTGTCGCTGGCCGAGGGGCTGCCGTGGTTCGGCTGGAGGTGCGCCCAGGGCCGCGTCATGTACGTGAACCTGGAGCTGGACCGCGCCAGCTGCCTGCGCCGCTTCCGCGACGTCTACGCCGCCATGGGCGCCGAGCCGCGCAACCTGGAGAACGTGTGCATCTGGAACCTGCGCGGCCACTCCAAGCCCATGGACCAGCTGGCGCCGGCGCTCATACGCCGCGCGGCCAAGGAGCGCCCCATCGCCGTCATCATCGACCCCATCTACAAGGTGATCACCGGCGACGAGAACTCGGCGGACCAGATGGCGGCGTTCTGCAACCAGTTCGACCGCGTGGCCGACAGCCTGGGGTGCGCGGTCATCTACTGCCACCACCACTCCAAGGGCGCCCAGGGCGGCAAGCGCTCCATGGACCGCGCATCCGGCTCGGGCGTGTTCGCCCGCGACCCCGACGCGCTGCTCGACATGCTGGAGCTGCACGTCTCCGACGAGCTGCGCGCCCAGCTGGAGGCGCGGCGCGTGGGCGGCTGGTGCGAGGCGTGGATGGACGCCAACGCAGGGGCGCTCGGCGACTGGCGCGCCTCCGTGCCCGACGACGCACGCGCCGCGGGCGGGGACGCGATGGTCTCGGCGTGCCGCTCGCGCGTCGAGGCCGTGCGGCCGGAGTGGGCCGGCGCGTTCCTGGACGGCGTGGTGGCCGCGCGCCGGTCGGCCCGCGCCATGACCGCGTGGCGCGTCGAGGGGACCCTGCGCGAGTTCCCGCGCTTCGAGCCGGTCAATTTGTTGTTCGACTACCCCATGCACCGCATCGACGCCACCGGAGCGCTCGCCGACGCCAGCCCCGAGGGCGAGGAGCTGGGCCGCATGGACTACCGCGCCCAGGGCCGCGAGCGCAAGGCGAGAAACGACGCCCGCAAGCAGGAGGCCAAGCTGGCCGCGCTGCGCGAGGGCATGGCCGCCTGCGCCGAGGACGGCGTGGACGCCACCGTGGCCAACGTGGTGGAGCGCATGCCCGAGGTCGACGGCAGGGCGCCCACCGAGGGGCAGATACGCAACTGGGTGAAGGCCTCCGCGAACGACTGGTGCCCGATCGTGTGCGAGGGCGGAAGGGGCAAGCAGCCGGGCATCCTCCGCGACCCCGAGATGGAGGCGGCCATGACCGGCTGGTAGGCCGTTGTGTGGTTGGTTGGACTATCTCTAAAGAGATAAGTGTAACCACACAAGCAAAACCAGCTAGTTGGTTAGGTTGGACGGGACGTGCGTGCGGGCCAAGGCCGCGCCCGCACTCGTGCGCAGTGTCACGCCCGCCCATCCTAACAACCAGACGAAATAAGAACGAACGAACGAGAGGAACGAGAGATGAAGGTCTACGAGTGCGACCGCTGCGGGCGGTACGTGGAGATGGACGCGATGATGTACGTGCACAGGCCGTACATCGGCATCTGGAAGATCAGCAGCAAGAGGCACCTGTGCCCGGAGTGCGCGGAGAGCTTCCGCGAATGGCTCGCCGCCGGCGAGAAGTACCGCCGGGAGGCCGTGGAGGTGACCGGGCGATGAAGGTGAACGTACCGGGACGCGGCGCCGTGGATATCAGCCGCGTGGCGGTAGTGGGGCCGGTCTGGACCGACCTCGACATGTACCGGGAGACGTGCCAGCTCCTGCAGGGGACGGCGGACGCCGCGGAGGCGGGAGCCGGCAGCATCGAGTTCGGCTGGCTCCCGTGGAGCGTTGGCACGAACGGCCAGATGCTCCGGCGGATGGTGCGCGACCTGGCCGCCGAGTGCGACGACGGCAGCCCGTGCATCGACGCCGTGTGCCTGCTCCCCGGATGGAACGCCGACGGGCCGGCGACCTTCGCGGCCGCCGTGGCGAACACGTGCGGCGCCGTCGTCATGGGGCTGGAGGAGTGGCTGCGCGTCCTAGAGCCGGCAGACGCGGAGCGCAACGAGGAGGCGAGCGGGCAGTGAGGACGATCGAGTACGAGTGCAGGCGCTGCGGGAGGCGCACCGCCATGGAGCCGCTGAGGTACGCCAGGACGGTGCTCAGCGACAGCGTGAGGGTGGACGGCTCCATGCACGAGCTGTGCCCGGCGTGCATCCGCTCGCTGCACGGGTGGTTCGCGGCCGGCGAGAAGAAGGGCGGCGAGTGAGATGGGAGGCACAGACGTCATGGAGCGCAAGGAGGCCGAGCTGCAGATGCTGAGGAAGCGCCTGCACGACACGCGGTGCCGGCTGAGAGAGGCGAAGGCACGCGCGAAGGACCTGGAGGAGCAGGTGGAGTATCTGGAGAGGGCGAGGGAGATACATCCCGCGCTGGCGCTCAACCTGGCAAGGGGCGGCATCGAGAACACGCTGCGCGCGGACACGGAGCGCGCCCAGGCGCTGCTGAAGCTGACGGAGTGCGAGATGTGGCTGGGGCGCTGCACGCCGAGGGAGACGGCGGCGCCGGCCCACGGCGAGGCGGCGGCTGTGGCCGCGCAGCGGACCTACGTGGACGTGCGCCCCGCCCTGGACGCGGCCCTCGCCTCCTGGGACCCCATGGAGGACGTGCGCAGGCTCATGCTGAGATCGGCGGTGGACTGATGGCGCGCGGGGACGCCGCCGGGTGCATGGCGGCCGCCGAGAACCTACAGGGGCTGCTGGAAACACTGCCGGACACGCTGTACCGCGACTTGGCGATCTGGGCCGTGGAGGAGTGCAAGATATGGCTGGAGAAGCTGGAGGGAGAGGACGAGTGATGGACGAAAAGGCCGAGAAGCCCAAGCGCAGGCCCAGCATCGAGGTGCGCTGCCCCAAGTGCGGGACGCGCACGGTGTGGCACAGGCTGCCGAGGGCCGGCGACGAGTGCCGCTGGTGCGGGCACGCGTTCGGCGACTTCAAATGGCACGAGACCAAGGGGGTGCGCGGTGGACGCGGGGCCGAATAGGGGCTGCCTGCTCGTGCTGCTGGCGGCGCTCGCCATCGACCTCATGGTGCTGCGCGGGTGCATGGCGCTCGCCGCGGCGCTGGCGGGGTGACAGGCGACAACAACCGGATACTGTGGGCACGCCGGGCGGGCTGGGCCCGGCGGGTCTCCTCCACGGGGCCGTCCCATCGCGGGGCGGCCCCTTCGCTTTTGGCGACACGTGCCCGACACTGCCGCCCATGGGAAGCAACAGGACCGACATACTCACGCCCGCGCAGGAGGCGTACGCCCGCGAGAGGGCGAAGGGGGCCACGCAGCGCGCGGCCTACCGCGCCGCATACCCCGGCTCCGCGAAGTGGAAGGACAGCGCCGTGGACAGCGCGGCGTGCCGCCTGGAGGCCACCGGCAAGGTATCGGCAAGGCTCAGGGCCCTGCAGGAGGCCGCCGCCCGCGCCGCCACCGTCACGCGCGCCGAGATCATCGACGCCCAGGGGCTGCTGCTGCGCAAGGGCCGCGAGGCCGTGGAGCGGCACAGCCTGGCCGACAAGGAGATGGCGCCCGCCGTCAAGGCGCTGGCCGACGCCTCCGACCGCCTCATGGAGTGGCTGCCCGACGAGGCGCCCGAGGAGGGCGCGGCGTTCTGCCGCGACTTCGCGCTGCTGCTGGCCCCGCCGTTCCTGGAGCCGCACCGCATGATCGCGGGCGGCCACCGCGGCGATATATGGCTGGCCGGCGGCCGAGGCTCCACCAAGTCCTCGTTTTGCTCGCTGGAGGTCGTGAAGTACATCGAGTCGCACCCCGACCAGCACGCCGTCGTGCTCATGAAGCGCAAGGCGGACCTGCGCGACGCGGCCTACGCCCAGGTGGTGTGGGCCATCCGCGCGCTGGGGCTGGAGGGCGAGTACGACATGCCCGAGTCCACGCTGCGCATCACCAGGCGCTCGACCGGGCAGAAGATCATCTTCCGCGGCTGCGACAACGCCAACAAGATCAAGTCGATAAAGGTGCCGTTCGGCTACGTGGGCATCACGTGGTTCGAGGAGGCCGACCAGTTCGCCGGCATGGCCGAGATACGCAAGGTGACGCAGTCCCTCACGCGAGGCGGCGAGGGCTGCGTGCGCCTGTACTCGTTCAACCCGCCGCGCTCGGCGCGCTGCTGGGTCAACGCCGAGATGGAGCGCCGCGAGGCCGCGGGCCTGCCCGTGTTCCGCTCGACCTACCTGGACGTGCCGCCGGAGTGGCTGGGCGGGCAGTTCATCGAGGACGCCGAGAGCCTGAAGGCGGCCGACGAGCGCGCGTACCGCCACGAGTACCTGGGCGAGCCGGTGGGCATCGGCACCGAGGTGTTCGACAACGTGACGTTCCGCGCCATCACGGACGACGAGGTGGCGCAGTTCGAGCGCCTGCGCTTCGGCCAGGACTTCGGCTGGTACCCCGACCCGTGGGCGATCACGGGCAGCGAGTGGCGCCCCGGCGGCCGCGCGCTGCTCACCTTCTGCGAGGACGGCGCCAACAAGCTGCCGCCCGACGGGCAGGCCGAGCGCGT